AACTGGAGAAGTAGCAGAAAGTTATGGTGCAGGACCAAAGACTAAAACGGCTACTGAGATGGGAATGTTATTCCTGACTGGAATGATGGGCCAGAAAACAGCTGATCAGTACATTTCGGAGAAATACCAGCAATCAAAACGAGCTATTCCTCAAGGCGATATAGTCCCTACAAATAAGCTTTTGAACAATCTTGAGAAAGTCGAACAAGAGTTAAGTAAAGGTGTGAGCACTCCTACAAAGAATGAAGTTCTTATTCCTCTGCAAGAATTGAAGGCTAAGGCTTCGGGCGGTGGAATGCTCACAGAGGATCTTGTACAGTCTTACCATGATATCAATGAAAGGCTGAATGCTAAAAAGCTTTTCGATGAGCTGAACAAGGGCGAAAGACAAGTTCTCCGTAAGCGTTATGATATGTTACGTGATGAGGTACGTAATACTATACAAGACTACGGCAAAGGTAATCCAGCATTTCTTAAAGAATGGCAAGAAGCCAATCAGGGCTATGCAGCAATAGCACAAAGTAAAAAGGTAAGTAATTTTCTAGATAGACATAAAGGCAAGATACCATCTCATCTAGCAGCTACAGTCGCTGGAGAACTGTTCTTCGGATATCCTCAAGTAGCAGCAGCGACTGTAGGCGCAGCAGCAGGAAGCTTCGGATTAGTTAAAGCAGGCGAGTTGTTGCATAGAGTAATCAAAAGTCCAGTATTAAGAAAACATTATTTGAATGTAATCCAGGAAGCTTCAAATGAAAATCTTCCTGGTGTGATAAAGAATCTAGAGATATTAGATAAAGAACTTAGTAAATAATCTCATCTTTGTCTCTAAGTATCCACATTGATCCGAAATAAACTAATGGGACTAGTAACCATATCATTTTATTACCACCCGTATCTAATGTAATTATTCATATTTTGCTGATTCTGCATTTGCTGTCTTTGGATTTGTAGTTGCTCTCTTTGCATCTGCATTTGCTCTTGTTGCATATTGAAATTGTTTACTCTTTCGCGTTCATATGAATCAGCAAATGGTCCTGGTCTATGTATAATTTGTACAGCTGAAACTTCAGTAAATAAAATCTAGCCAAAATCGATAAAGTCTTTGGCAGAGTTTTCCTTTTCGCCTTTAATTATCCAAAAAACTAAAGCTATTAAACAGATAACAGCTACAAATATAGGCATCTTATTCTCCGTGTTTTGTGTCTAAAATCTCTTCTATTGTCCATGGACATACTTTAGGAAAAGTTCGAATATCAATTCCTGTTTCTCTACTTGCCTTTCTAGAGGCCGCTTCATAAGTTTTACATAAAATTTCTGGAAGCGTTCTCTTAAGACTTGAGTTTTCTTCCAATATATCCTCTACTTGTTCTCTTGCTTCTGCTATGGAACAAGACCAAGATCTACTTCTTAGTTCGGGCTGAAATGTATATTTCAAGAGATGCATAATGAGATTTTTTAAATGACTCCGAAGCGCATGTTTAGTAGAACTTCTCAAATCTATAACCTCTTCCACTAAATGTTCTATGTCGATTTCATCCCATCGTTTATCCAAAAGCAGCTTACTTTGCTGCTCACTCCAAGCACAAAAATCCTTTTCGTATAAGGTAGTCATGGAATAGTCTCCTTATTCTTTTTATTAATTTCTTCAATAAGTTCATTGCCAAGCTCAGTGTTAAGTCTAAGTCTAGCATAATTCAATTCGTCTTTTACCTTTGTCGTTAAGTCAAAATAAAATCCTTCGTCAATGTTTAATTCTTTGCATAGACAATAGATTTTTTGAAGTTTATTTACATATGCTGCATGCCTTCGTGTCTCAAAACCACATTGATTTAACTCAACTTGCTCAAGTTTTTCTCTATAAATAAGATCGATTATTCTCCCTTTATTTACCATGACGACACATACTGTAGGTATAAATAACATACCTACGATTGACCAAGTAACTTTAACAATATCATCATAAGTCATAATTTCCTCTTCATTTGCCTATATAATACCACGCTTGACGATATATTGTCAAGGCGTTAGGATAGCTCACATGATCAATAGAGCCAAATGTAAATTATGTTTAAGCACAGTTGAGAGCCTACATGATACCGATTATGTAGCCTGTAAGTGCGGTGAGATAGCCGTTGATGCAGGCCAAGCTATGAAATGCTTCGCTATTCGATGGGAGAACTTCATACGTGTAGATGACCAGGGCAACGAGATCCTAGTCAAACTAAAGGAAGAAATTATAGAGCATTCCGATGCGCCAAGACCAACAAAGAAGGAATTGATTGATATGCTTAATGAAATGACTAAAACCCTCGAGAATCTGCCTCCCAATGCTATGTCTACGCCAGTTAATCATTATGACTTACTTTCGTTCATGTTGCTTGTTTCGGCCATTTTACGGGCTGAATAGGCTGCTTGCTGCTCTTCAAACCAATTAAACGTTGCATCTAGTCTTGGTGCAAAGGCTTCCTGATTATTTGTACTTTCACCCCATCCTCGATCTTTACCTCTCTTATCAAGAACATACATCGCAGCTTTTAAACCATGACCTGGCTTATCCTTTCCTAGTGCTAGAGAATACCAAACGTTCTTTTCTGCTTGATCAAGCCATTCATTAGCCAACGACTGTTGCACATCATCAAACTTCTTTTTCAGTTCTGGATCAGATTTAAGATGAACGTAAAATGTATCTCTATGGATGTTTAAAGCACGAGCAATATCAGTGATACAACATTTATACTTGAAAAATACGTCGGAAACGTCGGGAGGAGGAATCCAGGCTTCTGCCATTTCATTTCCTATTTCTTCTTTTTCTTCATCATTTCTTTACCGTAATCGCAGACTTTGTCGCGTTTCTTATCAGCTTTCTGTAAACCTTTCAAAGATTTACCTTCCTTCTTGTTTTCTTTTACTATCTTTGATATGATTTTATCCATTGGAATTCCTTTTTATGAATATTTGCCCAGTCTGTAAAAAACCTAGTGGATTTAAAACAAATGGTACACAGAGAGTTTTTTGTTCTAACGAATGCAAGTTTGTAGGTAGAAAAAATGGCGAGAAAATCACATGCTTGCATTGCAATAAAGAAATTTATGTTAGACCTTGCGAAAAGCCGCTTAAAAAGTTTTGTTCCCCAGTATGCTCTTCTAAATATCATTCTGTAGGCAGTTTGAGAAAGAATGGTACTACTTATGAATGTCCTATTTGCCATAATCAAATGTATGTTCAACCCAGCATTTTGAAATCTAAGAAAAATGGAATAAAATATTGTTCTATGATTTGCAAGACAGAAGCAATGAAAAGGGGTGATACAAACTTTGGATTTAAGGACGAAGGAGCTGATAAAACTCCTAATATTCGGAAGAGAATTCAAGTTAACAAACAGAGAGTCTATGAACATAGATATATCATGGAGCAACATATTGGAAGGAAAATAGAAAAAGGAGAGCATGTCCATCATATAAATGGGAATCCAAAAGATAATCGAATTGAAAATCTCCAAGTACTTACAGCTTCTGAACATTCTAAACTTCATAAATCTCATTATTCCGGGTTATACTCAAATCTGGGTATAACTGTCTAGAGCTTCTCTCCACAATGCGGGCATTCTTTCTCTTTCTTGGGCTTATCTTCACCATCAATTTCATCTTTGTCTAAATGCAGATCATCAGCTGTAAATCCCCAGTCAAAAAGATCTTGTACTTCCCACTCATTTCCGAGTAAGTCCCAGTCCCATTCACCGGTATTCTTGTTGAATCGAATACACGCTTCATCAACTTCCTCAGGAGTCATTAACCGGTCAGGTACATTACATTCGACTTCATTATTGCCAAGTTCTTTCCAAACTTTAATACGCATATGGCCACCGATGATCTGACCATCTATGTTGACTTCAGGTTTAGCAGCCATCCCAAACTTGTTTAGATTATATCTAAGATGCGCGTGTTGTTCTTTTGTCAAGCGACGAGGATTCTTTGGATGCGGTTTAAGAGAGCTAATCTTTCTCGTTTCTAAATGCCATTTAATCATAGGCGCCAACTTATATAACCTCTCAAAACTTGTAAAGCGGTTTTACTTTGGTAGTTGCTCACTCGGCATGGAAGAGAGTCTAGCCGGTAACGCTGAACTTGCTGCCGCAGAAGGCAAAGGTACATCATCTTCTCCAGGTGTTTCATCGATATACTTATATCTTCCACGGTTTAAAAATTCCTTTTCGAGTACCGCTAACCTTTCCATAAGAGACGATGGGGTTATTTGATTTTTTTTCAGTTCGTTGACTTCGTTTTTCAACTCTTCTATTTCTTCTTGTAAAAAGTGAGTTGCACGTTGAAATTCTTTTGAAATATAACGAATGTTATGACGATGAGCAAATATCGCACTCAATGCTGTAAGTCCTAACATAGAAAAAGCGCCTATCAAAAGGCTGAATTGTAGAAGAATGGCAGAAGCTATAAGCATAACCATGCTTGCCGCACTACCAAATACAATAATGGTTGTAATGTTTCGGTCAGAGATTTTTGCTTCTCTCCTTTTACTGGCTGGAGATAGCGGAATAGGTACGTGAGAAATTGCAGGAACAGACATAACTCCTCCTGATATGCATTATTTATTATACCATGGCCTTAAATTTACCTTATAATAAAAGATGATTAAAATAAAGTGCTCACGCATTTATTCTAAAATCAAAATGGAACTTCTTCCTGAACAGATGGTTGATTTACTTTTGCTTGCATTTCAGCACATTTCTTGTCTATAGCCTTCAATGCAAGATCGGTAAACATATCTTTATGGGAATTTTCTCGATAACGAATGTATGGCGCAAATTTCTTTTCTCCTTGATCATTTGTATATTCTCTGGCTGGCATGTTGATCCAACGTTTGCCATCCTTTTGAAAAAGCTGGCACCCATAAATTTCTAGACCCGTTTTGGGTATATAAAAATCAGCGAATCCTACGAATGATCCTTTGTTAACACTTTGGAATTTTAAACATTCGATTGACATATCTTGTCCTTTATGGTCATTTTCATCAGAAGGTAAATAAACAGTAACAAAAAGTACACCAAATTGTTTGCCTTGGATATTCTGACTTATATTTATTTCCGCAGAAAGGACATACAGCTATGTACATAAAAAAATCCCCTTATCAATCGGCACCCTGTACGCATAATAGAAATACCTGTTTATTTGAGAAGGGGTAAAATTTATTCCTTTTTCTTTCGAGCGCATTTTTTCTCAGGTTTTGGTTTATCTTTTTTTTTCAACTCGAGGATGATCTCATTAAGCTTAGCGTAATTATTTTCAAGATTTGCTATGCGTTGATTTGCTTCATATATTTCCCCTTGCTGCATTTCTTTTTGGATATGAAGAATATGGAGACCCAACCATTTTTTTATGATGTTCACTTATTACCATCCATTTTTTGGAGATGATCATGGAATGCATCGGCTAATCTGAAGTGGTAAGATGCCATTTTTAAGTTATGCTCTATGTCATAATATTCATCAATACAACATATTCCATACTGTCCAAGCAAAGATAACGTTGCAGCTGCTAGTCGAAAACTCCAAGGACCTGGAACGGCAGCTATTGCTGTAGTAAAGGCCATTTTCGCTTTCTCTCGTTGCTTGAGTGTAGGCATATACCAGCATCCTTCTTCACCCTTCTTATAAAAATCTCTTCCTTTATCTCTATGAAGACGAAAAGACATTCTGGCGGTTTGCCTATCGGTATTTCTGACAACTTTTAAACATGCTTTGGAAAGAGAGTTGTCATCGTTGATATAATAATCTGGAGTCCCGTCTGGGACAAATTTCACTGGAGCATGGTAGTAAGCAACTTCACAGTCTTGATAGCAATAAGCTTTAGAGAAATACATACTTCCAAGAATGACAAAGAACCACATGATATAAGAGGACCAATCACGTCTTCTTTCTCCGAAGAAAAACTCAAGTGTTGCAAATAAGACAACAATTGAAAATGCAGCTAATATGGTTATCATTTTTGTTCCTTACAGCAATCACAATCTAGATCGTGGATATTCAGACCATCCGGACTCTTATCCCAGATAATCTTTGGTTTATTTTGACAATCACAATCCGGATCATGAACTATGCAATCACTGAGGTTTTGGTGCCAAATTATATAACGATGGCCTGAAAATTCCGTCTTAGATGCTTTACCTAATCCTAGTTTTTCGATCGGATAGAGTTTTACATAATGTTTTTCATCATAAATGATCTTGTAAGTGATGAATACTGCGATTAAAATGACACAGATGAAAGGAAAAATTAAATAGCTTCTCATTTCTTACCCTTTCCTTCAAGAGTACATACTCTTCCATGAAATTGCATCATAGCGTTGTGAAATTGATTCATATCCTCACGAATGCCTTTTAGGATTTCATTAGTTTCTTTTCTGCTTTCCTCTATTTTTTTATCATTGTGAAGATATAGGGCAATAACAGTTCCTAAATTGGTAGCAATTATTGCAAAAACTGTAATAGCTTGTGTCCAATCTAGACCGTGAACAACTTGAGTTGGTTCCATAATTTTTTCCTGTAGCTAGTGTATTTTATCATTTCTTTTCTTTTTCTATTAGGCAAAGACGATTATGAAAGTCTTTCATTTCCATATGAATTGCATGAGTAAGTTCACGAATAGCATCAAGTTTGTTATCCATATGCCTAATATCGGATCGAGTTTCAGTTCTTACCCAAAAAAATAATGGAACAACAATCGCAAGATTGGCAATAAAAACACCACCCACCGTACCTAAAATCGTAAGAATTTCAGTTGAAATTACTGCTTCATTTGACATGATTTTTTCCTCCGGCTTACAGCTTATCATAGATAGGCATTGAAATCAAATCCCTAACGCCTTAGACTGATTGCGAAAATACAGCATCAATGTTTTTTCTCCACGACATCGGAGGCTGTCGAAAACTGCCTCCGTTTTTTAATAATAAGTAATTTCAAACATTCTTTTGCTAGTTATGGATATAAGTCCATAGGCTGCTTTTAAATATCGTTAAAAACATATATAGAAATGATTTTAATGGAAACGTAACATAAGAGCAATTATCAGACATTGACTTCTAGCGCTCTCTACCCAGACAAATGTAAGGTCTCAAATAGTGAAATAAAGTATTGACTGACTGGAGGAAACTTGGTTTTCTTTCTTCTTTTGCGTTTTTTCTTGCATGGGGCGGGTATTTCTGGTCTTCCCATTAAGAAAGTGATGGAGTCATCGACTTTTGTGCCGTAATTTAAACGAGAAGCTTTTTCAGCGTTTATTTTAGGTTCAAGATATTGTAGGTTGGATAAACGATGCAGTCCTCCTTTGGACAGGGGGATTATGTGATCTACGTGAAATCCTTTTGGAGTATTTTTATAAAATTCATCTACTAGATAAGTCTCTTCTTCTGAAAGGTCAATCGAAGCTTTGACTAAACGATCTTTTCTTCTAGCAACTATATCTTCTCTAGCTTTCTTGCCTTTTTCAGAAAGCTGGTATTTCTTTCTTCCTTTCTTTGCGTTATCATAAGAATTGTAAAGTTTGCGCCTAACTCGATTGTGTTCTTCGAGTAGGGGTCTCATTTTCTCGCCAAACTCTTTAAATCGCTCTATATCAAATCTAGATGCATTTTCCATGCATAGAGTATATCATCTGTACGCTTTTTGCGTACACTTGCCAAATTTACTTAGCACTCCGGTGAAATTGTGCTTATTTTCCTGGTATAAGTATAGTATGCTATTACAGAATCGTTGAATAACGCCCTTTTTTTCTTGTCGCTATTCATCGAAACAGTAATAACTACTCAACATCATCCACCATTTCAAGAAATCGCTCAACTTGAAATTGGCACTCTTCTACCCAATCTTCGGAATCACAAAATTCCACCCAAAGATCGCGCGCCTTGCGTCGATCCGTTAACGCGGCCCTAAGCTCAGATTTTGTAAGATCTCCTTCCTCATAGCCCGATATGAGCCACTCCTTCATGTCAATCATTTCTTTCTTCCTTTGACTTCTCTTATTTTTTCGTCAATCAAGGCGTTTTCGTGTGGATAGTATTCGCAACACTTTCCCTTATAATGAAAACGTTCATATTCCGAATCTTTTAGTCTAAGTCCAATGATCTGGCCATTGCCACACATGGGACACTTAAACTTCCATAGTCTTTCCGTTGCAGGAATTAGATTTTTCATAAATAACAATTCTATAACTAGGACTTGCATTCCTGCGCAAATATTTTCCTTGCTTTGTATTGTATGTTAATTATACAATACAGTCATAACAAGCATGTCTCCCTGGTGACTGCCCACCAAAGCAGCAGGTTGTAGCAGTGAGTTATAAATACAAATGGAGGAAAAATATGACGCAAATAACCGTTAAAGAGGCTTTTAAGATGGGTGAAGAGGCTTTTCTTAGTGGACTACCTGAATCTGCGTTTTTAAACCACTCATTTTGGTCGCGGTCTAATACGATAGATGGCCATGCGGCTTGGAAAGAAGTGATTAAAGCATACAGTGAAGGATGGAGAAAATCAAAAGGGAGGGCTGTGAAATGATTACAGACCTTATTTTTAGGCAAATCCAAGAATTGAGGAAAAACATTACTTCCCTCGAGATCTCAATCTCTGAAATCAATAATGCTATTTTTCTTTTAGAAGAGCATATGTATGACATCGATGATCGTAAAGCCGCTTTACATGAGTTTGAAGATGCATATTGAAAAATATTCAACGGGGGATAATTGGAATGAACCCTACACTTCAGGCTATGATAATGTTTGGGAAATGATTATGGATGACATGGATAAGCGGCCACATGCCTATGACAAGGATGAAAAGGCCCTTTTTGAGATGGATTGCTCTACTATGTCACAAAAAGAGCTAAAAAGGCTTCGTCAATATATTGAGGGATGGATTTCAGTAGGTGACATTTTGTAATTACCTGAAAAGTAAAGGGGGATTTTAACCCCCCTTCGCTCTTGATTTAAAATGGAGTGAGTAATGAAATGCACAACTCGTTTCGAACGTTATCAATGTTAGAAAATTCTTGCAAGCGTGAAAATATTTTTTTAGAGCTAAGCTTGTTAAGATTTAAGACTTTAGGTGCGTAAGTGATTAAGGCTAAAAGGTAAGGGCCAAGGTTTCCCTTGACCCTTTTCCCCAGAAATGGTTATCTGTTGAACGTAGTCTCTAGTTTGTCTCCCGACCAAAGTTGCCAAACTAGAGAGAAGAAGTAAATCTACAACAGGAAGCCTAACATAGGCCCCAACTTCTTCACAATAGCAAAAAAGCAATATGGTCGAAAGAAGTTTGGTTCGTGCAAAAGAACTCCCTTATAGAAACCTTCAAAGAACTTTGGTTCCTTTTCACTAAAAAACAAAAGAGAATTTTTGAATATCTTTGGTGGATGTGCCGCAATCTCAGACATGTATTTCCAGACCTGCAAACCATTGCTAAGGCCGTAGATGTAAGTAAACGAACTGTTCAAAATGCCTTGGAAAAATTTGCGGAACTAGGATTTATAACCTGGATCCAACGCCCCTACCTTTCCAACCTATATTTGATGCCTGAAGAGATCAAGGCTTTGGACATAAAAAATCCAAAAGTCATAAATGCAAAACCACAGAGAAATTGCCATCAATTTTGCCACGTATTAGAGGAATTAAATACTAGATCTAAAGAAACATATGTGAGCGATGTACCTAAATCTCTTGAAAAAAGGAAAATAAAACCTCTCTTGAGCTATGAAACTCTTCCTCATATCCTGAAACATCCTTTTATGCAAAAATTCGATTATGCTTATTCTCCTGTCATCCTTGCAGCACCTGAAGTTGTTCTACAAGAAGTCATCGATTGCATGAAGTGGTATGCAAAAAAGCACAAAGTTAGCGACTATTGTAAGCTTTTGGTAAGCTTGTTGAGACAAAAGACAAAGGAATATAGGGAAAAGGTCTATAATGTTTGACAAATGCGAAACCATACATGACATGCTAAAAAGACTTTTGGAGTTATCTAGAAGCTTTCCTGATCATCAAATGTCTAATGTTATCATAGATGTTTGTGCCAACAAAATTGAAATCAAGTTTCGTGATCAGATTGCATCCGAACTCTATCGTGAACATAAGGAAGAAAACATTTCAGCTTTGGATAGAGATGTTCCATCACGAAATCCTCTTTTGATAAATGTAAAGCAGGATTTACATGGCTGAATATTTTCAGATTCACACAAATTATCAGATTGTGGTTTCATGCGGTAATTGGGCTTTTATGATGCAAAGAAGATCAGGAAAAAAAGATTATTGGGCTGTCATAGCCACATGGAAACAATGAAACATATTTTAGAGATACCTATGCGTCTCATGTCTGAGGCCAATACTCATCAACATTGGAGGAAAAAATATGAAAGAAATAAACGACAACAAAAAGGAGTTAAACTCGTTTGGCTCAGCAAGAATCCTAACGTGGGCCTCCCTTGTAGAGTCTGTCTCACAAGAATTGGCCCTCGAGCGCTTGACTCAGACAACCTCGCCTACTCCTTTAAAGCAATCAGAGATCAAGTCGCAGATCTCATCATACCTGGAAAAGCTGCAGGACAGGCAGATGGCGACGACCGAATAACGTGGGAATACAGTCAAGAAAAAGGCCTCCTAGGCATTAGAATTGAAATAGACGGCGTGACGAATATAGCAGCAACCGGTATGGCTCTATGTTAACCTTTACAGTAAATTACCGCCGCGTTATCAAGTATATAAAAGGGCGAATGAAACTGTGAACGATCAGCTGAAATATGTTCAGACAATAGTCAGGGTAGCTTTGGCATTTCTTGGGTTATTGTTGATCGTTATTGGAGTTTTGGTTTGTATGACGTCGTGTACTATCAATCAGATTATGACACATACTGAAGGTAGTGCTACAGATGTTGTAGATTCTGATCCAACGAACAGCCCTAAAATTAGTCCTAAAATTAGTGTTCCTCTTAGTTCAATTCCTTAGTTGTCCTTGGTTCTATATCAAAAATGTCTAGCGGGCCTTAAAACCCGCTAGTTTTATTTTTCTATTTCTTTTTAAGACAGCAGTTTAAACTTTTACATTTTGGGCATCTTTCTTGTTTTTCATAAGTTATTAAGTCCTCCACGGTTACCTCACCATTACAAAATTCTGATACTTCCTTGGCCCTTCTATAACTCATTTTTTGATTCCCATTAACAGCATGCAAAAAACCTACAACAGAATATCCTAAGTTTTTAGCAATTGATGACATACTTATACCCTCTTTGAGGCAATAATCTTTAAGCTTCAAGTGTTCCCCTTCGTTTTAAAATTTCCTTATTGATCTGAGAAATTGACATATTACGCATACTGGCTTGCAGGATTCTTTTTCGTGCTGCTGACAATTGCTTTCCTAAAGCTGTTTTGAACCTGGTATGTTGTTCTAAACGTAAATTTGGTGTCATGTTTACCTCCTTTTAAGCATACTTTATCACAAAGCACTACAATACACAAGACAAAACTGTAGTGTATAATTCTTGTATATGATATACTGGTCTCAAGTCAAACATGGAGAAAAAAATGACTGTTGCATTAGCTAACCAAAAAAACGAAATAATCATGGACTCTTCTAAAGAGCAGCTAGACATGATCAAAGATATGTGGTTTAAAGGATATGGATCGGATGTTGATCTTGGTGTCTTCTGGCATGTATGCAAGCACAAGAAGCTAGATCCTTTCAGCCGCCAAATATATCCTGTTTTTAGAAATACAAAACAAAAAGATGGTAGTAAAATTCAGCAAATGACCATCCAAACTGGAATTGACGGGTTTAGATTAATTGCGGATAGGACAGGGAGATATTGTGCTGGAAGAGAGCCTTCTTTCCAGTATGATAAAAATGGGCAGCTGGTGAGCGCTACAAGCTATATCAAAAAACAGACACAAGATGGTACATGGCACGAAGTGTCTGGAGTCGCTTTTTATGCGGAATATGCCCAAAAAAACTATGATGGAACGCCCACAAAATTTTGGCAGCAAATGCCGCACGTAATGCTTGCAAAGTGTGCTGAAACTATAGCACTTCGCAAGGGTTTCCCAGAAGATTTATCAGGAATTTATACAAATGAAGAAATGGCACAGGCGGACACAGTCGAAGTAAATCCCATTTCTCCTCAAGTAAATGTAAAGCGGGTTGACATAGGAATGGCTCAAGTTATTTCATCTGAACAGATAGCCGAACTAGAAGCCCTAATCTCACAAATACCTGAAGAAGCGAAAGAAAAATTCAATGAATGGATAAAACAAAGAGGATTTAATAGCTTATCAGAAATATCCTTGCACTTTTTCGATGAAGTTAAGCCTAAATTGCGCATAAAAATAGCCCAAGTTAAACAGGCGTCTGCTATATCGAGGGAAAAAGAGGAGGATAAAAATGATGGACAAGAATAACGAGCTACTTCAGGAAATACATGAGGATTTTGGGGAATGGATAGAAATGGATTCGAGTGGGGAGGTTTTAACGAACATTCTATGTTCATTATTGATTAAAGAAAGAGACAAGGCTAATCAATATAAAATGGCACTTAAACGCTGTGAGCTTACACATAGATGAATGAAAATAGAAGAAGTATAACTCATTGTAAACTGGAAATTGATCTTCTGACTCGAAAAGCAAAAGCTCTCGAGTCAGAAATTCAAACTTTAAGAACACAAAATAAAACCTACAAAGAACTTATAGACGCAATAATGAATGAAAAAAGTAAATTCAAGGACATGAAATGAAAATCATTGAAATGGTCCAGAATACTCCAGAATGGTCGCTTTACCGAAAAAATCATATAGGCGCAAGTGATGCTTCTGCGATTTTAGGTTGTGGGTTTATGACGGCCAATCAGCTCTACTTAAACAAATTAGGCCTTTACGAGCCCGTGCAGACAAAATTGATGTCTAGAGGGCATGAGCTAGAGGGTGCTGCACGATGGCTTGCTATGGATGTGCTAGGTTTCGCATTAAAGCCGCTGTGTGTTGAACATGATAAACGTTCATGGCAAGCCGCCAGCCTCGATGGGATTGACGATAAGCATTCTGTGATAGTAGAGATCAAGACAGGTGGAGCTGCTGCCCTGGAACGGGCAAAAAAGGGCATTATTCCTGACTACCATCATTGTCAGATTCAGCACCAATTAGAAGTCACTGGGCTAGATAAATGTATCTATTTCTTTTTTGATGGAGAAAATGGATATCCTATTGAAGTTTATCGCGACACCAAATATATTACTTATCTAAACGAGGCCGAAGAACGATTTTGGACGAATCTTCAAGACTTTGTTCCTCCACCTTTATGCGGTAAGGACTACGAGACCCATGAATCTGAAATGAGACTGAAGCTTGCTCAGGAATGGCTCGAAGTCAATGGAAACTTATCAGTTCTGGAGAAGCGCGAGAAAGAACTTAAAGAAGCCTTAATAGCTGATGCAGGAGAAAGGAATACCATAGGTGGGGGCATAAAGATATTGATGTCTGGAAGGGCTGGGAGCGTGGATTACAAGATAATCCCTGAATTGAAGAAGGTAAACCTGGAAGAATATAGGAAGCCAGCCGTGAAATTCTTTAGAATAACAAAAGGATAAAAATTATGAAATATATCACCTGTGCTTTATCAGCAATTTTATTATCGAGTTGTGCTGCAGGTTCAGCTACGGCTGGATATGCACTAAAAGCACAGTCGGCAGATTCTTTAACAGTTAAAGCCGAAAGAAGTCTCATTGATAGGGTAAAAGAAGAGCTTTCCAAGGAGAACAAGAATGGAAAAGATTGATGTAATTTCTACGAAAATAGACATGATTCTTTTGATTATACAATTTGGTTTTGGTATATTTTTTGCTCTTCTCTTGATTGTTTGGGGTACATTATGGAGATCCATAGGCAAGCTAGATGAAAAATTAACCGATGTTGATCGTCGCCTTTGTCGTATGGAAGGAGCATTTTCAATGAAAGAGTGTTGTAGGCTTAGTCCAGATGAAATCAAAAAGGTGGTATAGATGACAACAATGCAACTAGAACTCCCATTCCTTTTCGAAGATGTAAACTTACGAGCTGCAAGAATTGAAGAAAAATTCAGCGCATACCAAGATAAAATGAGAAAAGCTATGTATGCAAAACTTGGTGAAGAGAAAAAGAAAAGAATGGAGCTAGAAAATAGACTTAATGTTATTGAATCTGCTATATGTCAAGGTAAATTGGAATTTAAGCTTTGAACCAAAAAGAGCTTAAAAACAAGCTTGAACTTCTTCTGCGCGGTCGCGAAATTTATACAGCAGCCGAGCTAGTTAAAATGGGTTTATACGGTGGTAAATCTTCGGTATGGAATCTTGTGTTAAAAGGTCACCTTGAATGTCTAGAAGTCTCTGAAAGAAGAAGAGTGATTACCAAGGAAAGTATCATCAAACATATTTTAAATTTAAATGAGGATTTACAATGATGCTTATTTGTGATGTTTGTAATAATGGCTATGCTCTATATAAGCAACATGAAAAGGTATGCGATTCGTTTTCATATAAAACCGAAGGGCAAAAAACGATTTTTAGACCTCAAGTATGCTATCAGTGTGCTCGTAAAATTCACGATGTAACAAAAAGAATTTTTTGTTCAGGGATTAAGGAAGAATAATGTGTGCTGAATGTTGCCCGAAAATATGGCCTCCTAAAATCATATAAGACAACAAATCATTAAACCAAATACTCAGTAGACTTCTTATAAAGAGTATGGATAGGATTCATAAATGGAACCAAACCCGATCCATCAATATTGTGATCTTTTGGTTTATATTTTTTTCTTTTCGTAGGGACCTTTTTTTCAGGTGAGTTAGGTGTAAGATCAATATTTTTTCCTGATTGAATCTTTATACCCTCTTCAACTACTTCCTCGAGAAAATTATCATCTATTTGTCCAAGATCTTTATTAGCTTGCGAACATGCCGACAAGCCAACTAGGAGGCAAATTAGCCGATAAATACAAATAAAATTACCCATAAGAACCTCATAAATCGACTGTAGCAAAGCGACATTATTTATTGTAAAAAATGTAGTAAATCCATACTCTTTACAGAAAAAAAGAGGGAAACATGGCTATAGCAAGCATTGCTACATTTATGATGGCGAACATTTCCGACATCGATGATCCAGATGATGAACCAGCATGGAATTCGTCTTTTTTTGACGGCAGTATAGAATTACATTTGATAGAAAAAAAAGAGCTAAGCAATGTCTACGACATTTACTTGTTCGTTACATCATCTAAAGCAATTTATATGGCTTGGTTAGCTAGCAAAGATGAAGAAGGGAATCCTGTTGGCTGGCAGTTTGTTGAATATGACTTGGCAAAAAAAATATTTCCAAATTTAAAATCACATAAATTTGAATATATGGGGCCTACTTCTTAGGGATTTTTGCCCCAGCTTTTCTTGCTTCGGAAAGAGCAATAGCTATTCCTTGCTTGTGATTCGTTACTAAAGGACCTTTTTTTGATCCTGAGTGAAGAGTTCCTTCTTTCAGTTCATGAAGGACCTTTTTAATTTTATTTTCGCCTTTAGATACAGATTTTTTCATTTTTACCACACATAGTTTATGCTACCAGTAGGAAGCTTTGGTTCAGGTTTTTCTAAAATTGGACTTTCAGAAGTTTCAATAACGATCGGAAGAAGTACTGGCAACTGATAAGGGGTTTGAGGAGGAAGAGGATTCATTATAATTCTTTTGTTTCCATTATAGTCAACCAGGCTCTCGAAACACCACCCATGAGTCTTCCTGCAGCTGCATCTCCATTAACCGCATAGTGTCTATTTGCTCCGTTTGTTTCAGCTTGACCAATCCTAATCTTGAATGTTGTGGAACTTGTCGTTCCAGATGTCATGACATGTTTAACATAATAAAGACCGCCTGAACTTGAACCATATCTTAAATTCTGTGCAGCAAGTGCATTAGATGTTGTGTCTTGAAATAAAGCACAGCCAGCTGAATTTGAAGCACTACCAAAAGTACCACAACAAAAAAATTCTATAGTTAAAATAGATGTTGCCGACTTAGGCGTTATAGCTAATGTTATTACTTCTGTACCTAATGTATTTGTAGGGATTGCATCTCCATCAGCCATTTGATTATTGCAGGTGATTACACTTGCTGTAGAATTGCTAACAAATTGTAAAACAGGATTTAATGAGTCAACACTATTTTGAGTCATAAATACTCCGTAATCGTTAACGAAGCCTTAGAAACACCACCCATGAGTCTTGTTCCAGAAGTGTTAGCATTGATATATGAAGTTCCCGAAACTATACCACCTCTAATCCTGAATGTTGTGGAACTTGTCGTTCCAGATGTCATGACATATTTTAAATATTGATATCTTCCTGCGCTAGTTGTTCCAGAAATAGATGAGGATGCAGCAAGTGCATTAGATGTTGCATCTTGAAATAAAGCAACTATTAAAGAATTAGCTCCTGCTGTAGTATCTTTAATCATAGGAGCGATAAAAACAATTTCTAAAATAGAAGTAGAAGTTTTAGGAGTTATTGTAGCTGTTATTATTTCAGTTCCTTCGCCAATCTGAGGAATACTATCATCAGATGGAATATTTCCAGTACACGCAATAACGCTGGCTGTTGTAGAAACAACTTTCTGGATTATAGGTTGTGTTGTATTTATGGTATTCTGGGTCATATATATTCTATAATTGTGAACGAAGTTGCTGAAACACCACCAAATGATCTATTGGTCGAAGCTGTTACACTGTTTCCATATAGTGGATCAACTGTTGATCCACCTCTAATCCTGAATGTTGTGGAACTTGTCGTTCCAGATGTCATTGTATGTATAAGGGTAGCCGAAGGACCAAGTGTTGAAGTAACAAGGTTATCAGATATCGCGCACAATGCATTAGATGTTGCGTCTTGAAAAAGAGCAAGAGTCATAGGCGTTGAACCACCAGAAGTAGGATGTATATTTCCTGTATAAACTATTTCTAAAGTTGATACTGAATATTTAGGTGTAATCGCTAGTGTAATTATTTCAGTTCCTTCACCAATCTGAGGAATACTATCATCGTATGGTATTGTTCCAGAACATGTTATTAATGCACCTGTCGATGTGGTAACATATTGAATAATATTCGATGCTGCATTTATTCGATTTTGAACCATAATTATTCCTTATGCAACTGTCAAGTTTCCTTGAGAGACGCCCGTGCAGGTCCACACACTATTTGCCGTTGTTCCTATAATCTGAATTGTATCAAAAGCATTTGTTCCAGTTATTGTACCACCAGATGAAGTTACCTGATTACCAAATTGGATTGTGTCGCCTGTGCTGGCTGTTATTCTCCATAAACCTGCACCTTTACCAACGATATGGATAATATCCCCTATAGCGAATGTTGCAGGTAGGTTAAATGTTAGGAGTGATCCTAGATTTGCGATATAACCATGATTTATAACAGCTGAAACTGGGCTAGCTGTTTCTTCCGTCCAAGCCATGCCACCCGATACATTGATAGTTACCGTATTTCCAGATCCTGAAGTCGTAACATTTGATCCACCTAAAATATTTAATATATTTGCAGATGGTATCGCATTTCCAGAATCAGTCGTAAAAGTAGTTGGAACGGAAGCACCTGCCGCAATAGTAATAGTGCCTGAACCATTGGTAATGGTAACGCCTGATCCAGCAGTTAAAGTAGATTTAACGACATGAGGTAATGCTGATGATCCTATCCAAAGTTGACCATCAACAAGAAGTCTTCCAGCTCTTTCTGTTCCATCAAAACTAGCATTGTCAGCATGCACAACGGTTTCTTGACCGGTAATGAAACTAAATCCCATTATGTTACCATCCTAAATTCTAATAGTGAATTCCAGTTTATAGAAAGAGCTGGATCTCCTTGAACTTGTAAGAGAGCATTGTTACCACTTACATTAAGAAAAATATCGGATAATGCTAAGGCTGCTTCTTCGAACTCATCATGATATGCAGCAGAAATTAATGTTGCAGATGCTCCATCTGTTCTTACAGCTCCAGCGAAGGCATAGCTTCCACCAGCTGGTGTTGATGAATTAAATGCTTGGACATTACCGTAAACCATATATGTTGCTGGTGTGGCACCCAAAGGAAGAGTAATAATAGTAGTCAAGGCATCAGCTGGTGTTGTAACTGTTCCTGTGGCTCTATTAGTCAAAACTACATTCAGAGTGTTTCCTGAACCAGTTGTTCTTATTCCATTATCGATATCTATAGTATCATCTATACCCAGAACATTTAAAATATTTGCCGCTGGAGTTGCTGTTCCTGAGTCTGTAACGAAATCTGTTGGTACATCTGGTGGAGATGGACCACCACTCGTACTAATAATACCTGCTTGGCTCACGATCTATCCTTGTATGATATATTGAGACACAAGGTAGACGCTTCCTGTCCCAGCACTACCTTTAACCATAATCTGAGTTCCTTCTGGAAGAGCAGGATAAGCGCTAGAAAGTCCAACTTTTCCTTCATCGTATAGCCAAAATGAGCTAGCTGGTGCAACATCCATGTCATTAATACCATCTATAGATATGGTTACTAGGACAGTGGAGTTATTGACAAGTTTACAAATATATGACGGATATAACAGAGGTGTTCCTAAATTCTGATATGATCCTGTAAAGGTAGCTGAATCAATACTTCTAAGCGTTTCCCAAGCAATTCTATTTGTGAAGGCCATTTTATTCCTGTTCTGGTTGTTTTTCTACAACTTTAGGTTTGGATGCTTCGTTTTCAGCATTTATTCTTTCAACTACATATCCTCTAATCTGTGACAAAGCATCATAAACTTCACCTAAAGGACTCATAGGATCTAATTCCAACGTATATGTTCTTTCACCGATCTTTACTTCTAAAACTGTTTTCTGCTTAAGCATGCTTCTCCTTAGGGTTTTTCACGCAGAAATACACCCTAAGTATTATTTAATCAATCAATATTTAGGTCTGACGTATGATCACATAATCGAATACTGAAACGTCAGTTGCAACCGCAGCTCCTAGCGCACTGTATGAGGCTATAGTAAACGAAGCACCTGCACTTATTGTCGTTATTGGAAATCCAAGAGCAGGGGACCCATTTAGCGAAGATCTCGTTACGAAGATTCTGTCTCCAGCTGCAATGTTTGTGTTATTTACCGTTACGCTACCTGCAATAAGAGTTGCACGACCGATAAAGTCTGTTACGGCACCCCCGTTCATGCTGATTTTTGTTGCAACAGAAGTTAGGTTAAAGTCAGTAGCACAGTTTACAGCTCCAGATCCAGCAGTAATGTTAACTGCTGTAGCACCTGTTGTGTTACCTATTGTTATAGTCTTTGCAGCTGCGTCAGCACCGATATTGATCGCTCCAGTTCCTGTGACAAGTCCGAATGATCCATTGGTGGTAGTCCAAGCACATGCTCCAGTACCACTGTTCACATTAACTGCTGTAGCACCTGTTGTGTTACCTATTGTAACCGTGTGGGCTATCGCATTCGTTCCGATATTAAGTGCACCAGTACCACAGTCAACTACGACGCTAGTAGCACCTGTACCATTACCTATTGTTATAGTCTTTGCTGCGGCATCTGTTCCTAAAGCGATTGCTCCTGTTCCGGTTATAAGACTAAATGTACCGTTAGTAGTCGTCCAAGCACATGCTCCAGTACCACTGTTTACGTTTACAGCGGTTGCCCCAGTCACGTTACCAATGGTCACTGTGTGCGCAATTGCGTTAGTTCCTACATTCAAGGCTCCAGTTCCGCAATTCAAAACAAGGCTTGTTGCGCCTGTGCTATTACCCATCGTAATAGTATGGGCGGCTGCATCGGTACCGATATTGATCGCACCTGTGCCCGTTACCAACGCAAGAGTAGCGTTAGTCGTAGTAATGGTTGATCCACCAGAACCAGTATTGATATTGACAGCAGTAGCACCTGTGATGTTACCAATCGTAATGGTTTTAGCAGCTGCGTCAGCACCAAGGCTTATTGCGCCGGTTCCTGTAACTAAACCGAAAGTCCCGTTAGTAGTCGTCCAAGCGCAGGCTCCAGTACCACTGTTTACGTTTACAGCGGTTGCCCCAGTCACGTTACCAATTGTGATAGTGTGAGCCGCAGCATCCGTACCCAGGTTAATGGCACCCGTTCCAGTTGCAAGTGCAAATGCACCGTTGGTTGTCGTCCATGTCGAACCACCCGTACCTGTATTAACATTCACTGCTGTTGCACCTGTGATATTGCCGATAGTGACAGTATGAGCTATCGCATTCGTACCAATATTTATAGGTCCAGTTCCAGAATCCAGAACTAGAGAAGTAGCACCTGTACTATTACCTAAAGTAATCGTATGAGCTATTGCATTTGTACCAATGTTTAAAGCACCTGTTCCACAGTTTAGAACGACGCTAGTAGCTCCTGATGAGTTACCGACAGTTATCGTTCTAGCAGCTGCCCCAGTACCTATGTTGATTGCTTGAGCTACGGCATCATTACCGATTCCAATTACGCCAGCTGAAGAATTAAGTTCAAGGACGCCTGCTGAGTCAATCAAAACTGTATCAGCTGAATTCAAGACGATGTCGCCAGCTCCAGTGCTTGTGACTGTAAAGCTTCCTGTACCTGTATTCACCGCAACCGCAGTAGCACCAGTGACGTTACCTACAGTAATTGTACGAGCACCAGCACCTGTACCAATATTAACAGCACCTGTAGATGCATCTGAAGCAAGGTTAAGGGCTGTGGCACCCGTTGTAATTGTAGCGCTAGCCGTAGCCGTAAGAAGTCCACTAGCTCCAAGTGTTGTAAACGCACCGGCAGCTGGAGTTGTTCCACCAATCGCTGGAGGTGTTGTCAGAAGAGTTGTTAGCTTAAGCGGTGTAACGATTCTAGCATCGTCTGTACCTGTATTCGTTTCGGCTTGTGTTGCGATCTCGGCTATACCGGAGATGAGTTCTGTAGCAGCAGGAATGGCCCCGACAACAACACCTGCGATAACGGTTGCTACATCATTAGAAGTAGGAACGGCGCCAGCAGGAGCTGTACCCGCTTGCAATTCCGCTAAAGTTGCCAACTCTACGATACCGGGAGTTGTCGTAGTAGCTAAACCGTTACCTCCGACTACCCATGTAGTACCATTAAATGTATAACCCGTAGCAGGAGTGGTAGATTTATCAAAATATAGTTGACCAAGTTCTCCTATTAGATTGGATGCAGGTGCTCCAAATCCTGATAAAGGACCTGATGTAACTGATACTAGACCGCCGATTCCGTAAACTGTTTTTGGCATAACAACCTCTTTATTTAAAATCTGACAATGCCTAGATAAAACAAATGTTGAAATTATCTAGGTTTGACAACATTTAACGATTAAGGTAAATGCTGGTTATATATGGAAAAAATTGAGGTAGAAGAGGGATATTATTCGGTAAAAGAATTCGCAGTTAAGCTTAGCATTCACTCTAATACAGTGAGAAGAGCCATAAAAAGTGGTCGTATAGTTGCTTTTAAGGTGGGTTCTGGTAAAAAATCAATTTACAGAATAGCTCATAGTGAGATTGGAAGAATAGCTTTATTTGACATGAAAGAATTGATTAGAAAGATGCTTAGAGAGGAAAATGAGTGATCTTTTAGCTCCTAAACAACTAGAATTCATCATTGGCAGCACAAGTCATTGGAATCTTGCCCATGGGTCGGTTCGTTCAGGTAAAACTGTCGGTACTTTATTTAGATTCATGCAGGCTGTAGATCAATGTCCTGATTCGCAAATATGGATGGTAGGACATAGCTCAGATACTATTTATCAGAATGCTATCAGATTATTGCTTGAAAGTGATCAACTTGCTATCTTTAGACCCTTTTGCACCTGGCAGTCAGGGAAAAGACAACTTTTATTTAGAGATAAAGTAATCTCAACTCTAGGTGCAAAAGATGAGGGGGCTATTGGTGGTTTTCAAGGTAAAACATTTTCCCTTGTATATTGTGATGAAATGACTCTTTATCCAGAGTCTATCATAGACATGATCGACACACGGTTGAGTAATCCCCATTCGATGGGTTTTGCTTCTATGAATCCTTCACATCCCAATCACAAGATAAAGAAATGGATAGATAAAGCAGAAAAAGGTGACCCTAATTATTATTCCCTTCACTTCACCTTGGATGATAACCCTTATGTTGATAATACATATAAACAACGCATACGAGACTCTTTGTCAGGTCTCTTTTACAAGCGCAATTACTTGGGGCTATGGTGTCTTGCTGAAGGTGCTATATTTGATTTTTTTGATCGTAATATACACGTTGTGGATCGTCCTCCTATTGCTGCGGAATATTGGATCGCTGGTATTGATTATGGTAGCGTTAATCCTTTTTGCTGCATCCTCATTGGTGTTTCTACTGGCAAATATACGCAAACAGGCAAGAAAATGTGGGTGGAGAAAGAATATTTCTGGGATCCCAAAGTGACAGGAAGACAAAAAACTAATTCAGAATTTGCAGAAGCTGTCCAACAATTCTTAGAGCCTTATAGTGTAAGAAACATTTACGTAGATCCAAGTGCCGAAGCTTTTCAGATCGAACTCAGAAGAAAAGGCATTCATATTGTTCATGCTAACAACTCAGTAGATGACGGAATTCAGATGATGACTTCCGAGATGAAAAAAGGCAATCTCTTTGTTTGCTCAGAATGTACAAACACTATTCGTGAAATTGAATCCTATGTTTGGGATAGCAAAGCCGCAGAAAAGGGCTATGATGAACCAATGAAAAAAGATGATCACGCGATTGACTGCCTTAGGTACTGTGTAGCGACGCATAAAGCTATTGCATACGATCAACATGCGCACAATCCTAATCAATACCTAAAAGATAGGTTTGGCAGGCAACAAAACTTTTGAAGCGAGTAGTTTGCTAAAATAAGCACTATTATGTATCTTGCGTTTTAATCAGCGCATAGGTATTTTACGTGTCTTTATATTTACCACCTTGGAATGGATCTATAGAACCCAACCAGGGGAATGTGAGGCAGTGGCTTGATAATTTGTATAGCAAGTTTCAACCAGTCGAACAGTCGCGTTGGAACCAAAGTAACATCGACACTCTCTTCTACGCTGGATCACAAACCTTCGTAAATCGATACTTTAACTTTAGTCCAACGACTTCTTATCAACAATACTACTTCAACCTAGTCCAACAACCAGTAAACATGTTGACTGGCTATCAAAGACAACACCGGAAGAGCATAAACTTTGTTCCTACGGAAGGCGCAGATCCAATGACAACGGATCAGTATACTCGACTTATGACACATGTTTGCCAAAAAGAAGGCATAAACGAAGTTTTCTCTAAGTCTTGTGAGCTTTCAGCAATTGCTGGCATGAACTTACTGCAGCCCTATCTAGACTATACTGGAGATGACCCTGCACAGGGACAGTTAAAGTTGAAAGTTTGGGAATATAACTCATTCCTTGTAGACCCCTATTTCCGTAATCCCGATATGTCAGATGCTCAATTCGTCTGGTGTCAGGAATATATTAGCAAACAGGAAGCAGAAAGCCGTTTTCCAGATAAAGTTACTACTGTTAAGCCTATGTCAGGGACTCCACAACGATATGGTAACTTCTACTTCTTACCTGAAAACTATAACATGGCTCGTAATGATCTCATGGTCCTTTCCTATGTTTGGTATAAATGGAAAAAGAAGAAGAAACGACTCTATAGCCGTAAGAGAAACCAATTCTTTGATTTTGCTGGTGGTGATGGTCAGTTAGAACAAATCCTCTACCATATTGACGATATGGAAGTAGTGATGGTAGAAAGTCCTTGCTGGAAACTTGCTACTATCTTAAACGATCAACTTATGTATCAAGGTGATAATCCACTATGGGATGGTCCAGAATGCCCATTTGTGCCTAATTATTGGAACTATGACCCTCACATAAATCACTTTGATTTACGCGTTAGATCTCTTGTCAGAACAATGAGAGACCCACAATTTCTCTTTAATTATAAAGTAATCACTAACAATGATATAGCTGCAGCTACCATCAATGCTGGATGGAAACGTAAAGTTGGTGCTGTTGCTAATGAAGATAATCTTAAGAAGGCTGGACAAGGCTGGGATGTTTTGATTAATGAAGGTTATGAGATGACCGATGTGGAAAAAATCATTCCTTCAGCTGTACCAGAATCAGATTTAGCTTTAGCGCAACAAATGGCAGACCTCATTTACAATACCTCAGGGATCAATCTTGAAAATTGGTCTGGTCAAAATGATAAGCAGACATCAAGCCTCACAGTATTGCTTAAACAGGCTGCCAACCTAATGGTTTTCCAAAAGTACTTTGATCAGTGGGATCATGCGCTTAAGCTTGTTGGCGAAAGAATGCTTCAAATTGCTTTAAATAACTGGAATGCTGAAAAAGTAGGCCTACTTATAGGCGAAGATCCTTCACCTCATTTCTATAGCAAAGTATTTGCAAAGTACCAAGTTGTCGTGGAAGAAGGAATATTAACACCAACACAGAAAAACTTCCAAGCTCAGCAAATGCTTGAGATCAATGAACGGTTCGGTAGAGAAGTATTGCCCGCTTCAATGATCATTAAAGATATGAATATTCAAGGAAAAGCTGAGATTATGGCTTACTTACAACAACAAGAGCAACAACAAGCGGCTATCCAAGCAGAAGCCACAAATATTCAACATGCCTTTGAGTCGGCTAAACTACAAGAAATGATGTCTAAAGCGACAAGCAACTTGGCAACAGCTAGAGAAAGACACGGACGAGCTGAGGCCGATATCGGTCTATTTGAAGAGCGCTTAAGTGAAATTACACGCAATCGAGCTCTTGCTACAAAAGATAAGATGGCAGCATTAGCTCAACTCGTTGAAACTATCCAGAAATTTGGTGAAGTAGAGACTTTTCTTAAAGCTAACCAACTAGAATCAGTCGAGAATAATCAGATTGAAGAAGAAAATGTAGAAAAGGCGCATGCCAGAGCAACTGCTGAATCAAGCAAATTTGTACAACAGATTATGCAGGGATCAGGAATGAATCAACAACCACAACCACAGATGGCTCAACAAGAAGCTAGTTTTTAGTTGCGAAGGAATTTCTCATAGTTATAATGCAAATTTAACAACACGAGCTTAAAAAGCTCAATAGAGGTAATTATGGTAGATAGTCAAAAGATGGGTAAAGCATCGTCAGGCGGACAGCGCATCGATGATCATTCATTCTGGGCAGGCGCTAAAGGGAAAGACTCAGTATTTCCTGATGGTCCTCATAAAACTAAAGCTGAATCTAGCGCAGAAGGTGCTGGAAGCCTTACAAAATATGATGACACGACAGAAAGAGTTAAATCAATGCAAGTAAAAAATACAAGCATGGCTAAGTCACGTCCTCTAAAAGATACTTTTAGAAATTAATTCTGGGATAGCGTTTCGGCGCTATACCCTATTTACGAGGAAATATGAAAAGTACTAAGACCGTGCAGAGTTATAAAAATACTGCTGCCGAGACGAATAGAACTACGCTTAAAAATACTAAATCAGGATTTCCTGATCCTGCTCGTATAAAGGATCAAAATCCAAAGGATAAACCCAAAGATGGGTTGAATACACCTTGGGATTTTAGATGTCCTCAATACGATCAGCGTTCAAGCAACTTTGTCAATGCTGGCACGCATTATGGTGTAGGCCATAGACAACCTGTAGGGCATAAAGGTAACCCTAAAGATGAAGTAGATGTTCTACCATGTGAAAGAAAGAATACATTGCAAAACGATGATTTAGGCTAAATGAAACCTCTTAAGAAAACTCGAGAAGCGCATGCTATGAATACAAAATATGGCATGGGAGATTTCTATGGTCAAGGAGTTAAAAATCCTGTAGCCAAAATTAGAGAAAGTTTTATGGCTCCTAATACAACGGGTAAAAAGCTTAAGAAGCCTCCAAAATCTCTGGCTTAAAGACTTTTCTTGCTGCAATGTTTTCTTCCATTTCTCTTGCTATATCAAGCAAAATTCTCTTACATTTTTCATCTGATAAGTCATCCGCAAATGGCAAACCAAGTTCCTCACGGTTGTTGTGATATTGGTAGATACTCCAAGAAACATCATTACTATCTACTACATTTCCCTTTTTATATTGCCCCCATGTTTCTTGTGGAGGAAGTACCCAGCAAACTTCCATATTGTCTGTTTTTGAAATAGCTCTAAAAAGAAATGAATTTGGTTCAGGTTTTGGCTTTGTTAGACGAGGTTCCCATAACAATCTTTTATCTATTCCATTGTCATGCGTTCGCGCATGTCCATAAATATAAATATAAGGAGATCTTTCTTGATAAGCCAATGAAAGTGGATTTTTTCTAAGACAATCTTCGGCTCCTTGTTGAACAGCATCAGATTGGTCTTTGATGAGATGTAAAAGCCGATCATGGGTTTCTAATCTATTTAATTTCATCTATTGCCTTAAATTATCTGTTTACATTAAATGACGGTAAATCCTAACCGCCACCCTGCGTCACGGGTTAAAGGACAATATGACCGCACAGACACAAGAAAGTCAACCCCAAGAAATAAAACCAAACGACAAAGAGCTTAACTTTCGTGCTCTTGAAGCCAAGTATCAAAGAGAATTAGCCAATGAAAGAGCAGCTCGCGAGCAAGTCGAAAGAGAATTAGCCTCTAGAAGTCAAGCCGCTTTACATGAAGATGAAGATGATGACGAACCTTATGTCGATAAAAAGAAGCTAGAAAAGAAACTAGCCAGATTTGGCGAAACCACTATGAAACAAACCCAATCCGAGATTCAAAGTGCGGTTCATGCTGCATTAAGAGAGGAGAGGAAACAAAACTGGATCAAATCAAACCCAGATTTTTATGAGGTACTTCAACATGCTGATAAATTTGCTCAAAAAGATCCGGAATTGGCTGAGTCAATCCTGGAGATGCCCGAAGGTTTCGAGCGACAAAAGCTTGTGTACAAAAATATCAAGGCGCTCGGTATCCATAAGCCCGAAATCAAAACCCCAGGCATTCAGGAAAAGATCGACGCGAACCGTAAAGGACCCTACTATCAACCAACAGGAGTAGGTTCTGCTCCATATGCGTCTCAAGGTGATTTTAGTGCTAGTGGACAAAAGCAAGCTTTTGAGAAAATGCAGGAGTTAAAAAATAGATTGAGGATTTAATGAATACATGTGCCAAATGTAAAGATGAGTGTAAAGCTGGCTCTTTTTTTACTGAAGGTGGTCAAACTTATTGGTTTTGCTTACCTTGTTCAAATGTTCTTAATCAAATGCCAACTGGTAATGTTGAGGCTTTTCTAGGACCCAAGAAGAAAGAATCTTGGGTCGCTAAAAATATGAGAGAAGCCAAAGAACGAAGAGCAAGAGGAGAAAGTCTTTGGATTGATCAATAACATTGAAGTAAATCAATTCATTTTGTTATAGATAAAATTTCGCCAGTCCTGTGTTATGGACAAATTCGCGTATGGGAAGTCGCACCCCGCTGGATATGATCGAGAATTGACGTAATTAGGCTCGTCTACCGATCGTCATGTCGTTTTTAGCATACACCTATAAAGGTTGTTATGACGATTACTACTACCGGCAATTTGGGGCCGATGATCCTCCAGTCGCTTGCGCCTGCGATGCTCTATGTCCCTACGCCGACAATGAACTATATCACAGTCTGCGATAAAGTGTCAATGCCAGCTAATGGTGGCACCACATGCAGATTTATGCGCCCACGCGCACTAACACCGCCCACTATTCAGTTGGGTAACTCAGGGATTGACCCTGCTGCACAAGTACCACAAAGAGACATCATCGATGCACAGATGGCGTTCTTCGGTACAGGTTGCATTATCAATGAACAAGTCATTCTCCAAGACCAAGAAGGCGTACTAGCCTGGGTTTCTGAAAGATTGGCTGTAGCAATGCGCCAAGCTGAAGATTTGATCCTAAGAGACTATATCGTTTCTGCGGCTTCACAAATCAATGCTGGTGGAGGGACTAATGGATTCAATCCAACGAACTTGGGTATGTCTGATTTCTCTCTTGTGGCTACTACTCTTGATACGAATAATGCTTACAAATTTATGAGCGGTATCGAAGGTATGGACCGTTTCGGCACAGGTCCTGTACGTTCAGCATATTTTATGTTGTCGTCTACAGAACTTCAATCCGACTTCGATGCTCTAGTTGGCTCTGGAATGTTAAACAACTGGAACTATCCTACCAATGCTTCTGCATTGCCTAGCGAATGGGGTTCAGCTTTTAACATCCGTATTTTGACCAGCTCGGAAGCTCCGGTCGCAAGAAACGCTGCTACAAATAATGCAGGCGTTACAAGCGATGTTTACTACAATACAGTATTGGGTAAACAAGCGATCACGCATATCAATCAGGATGGATATTCCATGAATCTGATCTATCGCGATCCTTATTATTCCGGCATGTTAGCACAAAACGCTACTCTTGCTGTCAAGTTTGCTCAAGCGCAAGCGATCACTCAAGATACAGCCATCAGAAACCTCTTAAGCACACGCTTAAGCAATTTGGGGGTGTAACATGAGCGAATATAATAAAATGGCAAAAGGAAAATTCATTTCAACTGGCGAAGCACAGATTATTAATCTGCCTTTCCAGCCTGATTATATTGAAATGATCAACTACACAGCTACTTTTACAGCACCTACAACACAAAAAGTTGTATCTGCAAAATGGGATAGCAATATGGGCCAAGGATTTGCCGTAGAACAAGTTTACGACGCAACTCCTGACTTAGTAGTTGATGCAGTTATTGCTAGTGGTTTTAGCACATTTGCAGCAGGACAAATGCTTCAATTTGGGCCAACTCTGGCTATTAGTGGTATCACTAAGGCAAGTGCTGGCGTGGTAACAACTACAACTAACCACAATTTAAAGAGTGGCGATGTAGTTATGTTTCAAGGTCTTTATCAGTCTTCAACCACTGGTATGCCTCAAATCGCAGGTATTCCTTTCACAGTGACTGTAACAGGTGCTACAACCTTTTCAATCCCTTGGAATACTAACCAGTCTAATTATACTGCTCTTTCAGGTTCTCCTTCAGGCGCTACAGTTAAAAAGGTTTTATACCCTTACATATACTTCCCTGGAGTAACTGTAATCAGTGCAATTACACTTGGTACGACCACAACAATTGACACAACGAGTGCTCATAACTTTGTCGTTGGACAAGAAGTGGCATTCCGTATCCCTGCCGGCTCAGGCTATAACTGGGGTACAACTGAATTGAATTCATTACCAAATACACTCGTTCCTGGTTCACCAGTTTATGGGTATGTCATCGCGGTCACGGATTACAATACAGTTATTGTAAACATTGATTCGAGTGCCTTTACAGCCTTTAACAGCAACCCAACTGTTGCAAGCGTCCCTGGCCTAAATTGGGCACAGATTCTTGCTGTTGGTGATGTTAATACAGGTGGCGTGGCGATCTACAGTGGCTCTCCATTGTATCCTTCTCCACAGTTTGGACCTATAGGCACAACGCTTGTAAGTACAATCAATGGCCCTGCTATCAAAGGTGCTTTTGTGAATAACACAAGCCAAGGCTTTATCATCGGTAATGGATCAGGGGTTAACCAGACTTCATCTGTTTTAGTTGGTACTGCTGAAGATGTCATTTACTGGAGAGCTATTCTCCATGATTTGAATCAACCTGCTATTCCTTAATTGAATAATTGGCCGGGACTAAATATCCCGGCCTTTTTTTGGAGAAATATGGCTTCAACTGGAACAGTTTTAAGTTACCCAATACCTGCCTATCAGAATTTACCGATTCATGCTGATTTTTATCAGCCTAGTCGCTTTGTTATAACGGATATCACAAGAGGAAATACGACTACGATTACGACTAGCGTAGCTCACAATTATGTAATTGGTCAAAATATTCGTCTTATCATTCCCGTAGATTATGGATCTTTTCAGCTTAACGAAACTCAAGGCTATGTCATTAGCATTCCTTCAACCACGCAAGTAATTGTTATGATCGATTCTACAAATGTAGATGCGTTTATAACTAACCCTTATGTTTCTACAATAACAAATTCTACTCAAGCTGATCCTGTAGTACTAACGACAAATAACGTATTCCTGACAGGAGCATATATACGAATAACAGATGTAGGAGGCATGACTGAATTAAACGAAAACACTTATCAAATTCTCGCTGCCAATCCCATCTCTCTTACAATAAATGCAGATGGCGCTGTATTTAGTGCTTATACAGGTGGTGGGACTGCCACTTTAACCAACCATCAAAATACACAACCTCAAATATTAGCTATTGGCGATTGCAATGGCGGACAAATTAATAGTTCTGGTAGAAGTCAAAATATTACCTATGTAGAGGGTAGTTTTATAAATGTTTCGCCATAAAGGAATATCATGACAGACAAACCAAAAGTAACGAACTCTCTCGCTGAAAAAGAACTTGATAAAGCTCAAGCGCAGTTCGATGCATTTGACAAAAACGTTAAAGAAATGACTTTAGATCGCATGAACCATGCGCCTAAGCCAGAGACAGAGCCCCAAACTAAATTAGCTAGCTCTGAAATCTCTAAAATGAAAGACACCTATTTGAAACCAGAGAAAACCATTTCATGTGGCGCTAAAGACAGATTCAACGAAGATTATCGCTCACAATATAATTTTGACAAAGAATACGTGCAATTTATCGCAGAAAACAAAGAAATCATAGGCGAAACGATCGAGTTATGGACACGTCCTTACGGTGGAATGCCAGCTGAATTCTGGAGAGTTCCTTGTAACAAGCCTGTATGGGGTCCAAGATATCTAGCCGAGCAAATTAAAAAATGCTCTTATCATCGTTTGATTATGCAACAAAATGTCGTTACTTCTGTTGATACTGTTGGTCAAATGTATGGTGCACTTGCTGTAGATACGACAATTCAACGTCTGGATGCTAGGCCTGTAAGCAATAAAAAATCTATCTTTATGGGGGCTAATAGCTTCGCATGATTGATGAATTTGCTTTATGATGTTACAATATCTTCCTAAATGGAGGATATTGTGCAATTATGCAAGAAGTGCGGACTACATAAAGATTTTGAATGTTTTGGGTTAGATAAACAGAAAACTGATGGATTGAATAGTTACTGTAAAGAATGTATACGGAAAAGAAGTGATCAACAAAGGAAAAATGATCCTAAGTATGTGATGAATTATGCTAAAGCATATAGAGAACAAAACACAGAAAAACTTAGAAAAAAGGCAAAGCTTACATTTTGGCGAGATAGAGAAAAACGTTTAAGACAGGGTAGAGAGTCATATTATAGGCACAAAGAAGAAATAGCCCTTAGCAGAAAAATAACTCGAGAAACAATTGAGGGTCGAGAAAAAGAAAGATTAAGACAAGCTGAATGGCGAAGAAAGAAGCCGGAAAAATTCAGAAAAGCAGTAAAGAAGTGGCAACAGACCTACAAAGAAAGACACAATGCTCACCAAAGAGTTCATAGAGCAATAGAAGAAGGAATTTTAGTCAGAAATGAAAAATGCGAAGAGTGCGACAAAAAATGCAAAACAGAAGGACATCACAAAAACTATAGTGAACCACTTATTGTCAATTGGCTATGTAGAAGATGTCACGCAAGTAAACATTCCAAGTTATAGAGGTGGGTTATCAATTTATTATCAGATGTGATCACCTACGTCCGTAGGATAATTAAAAGTCCTTCAAATTCTGTAATAACTGATGATTTGATCATAGATTATATCAATCGTTTTTGGATCATGGATGTTGATGCTCGCATGCAACTGTTTGATTTGAAAACGAAATATAGCTTTCAAACGTCCCCTGCTGTTGATCGATACAACATGCCCTTATATGATGTTCAAACACAACAAGGTGGTCAGAATATCAATTTCTATCCTGTTTATCAAGGATTCACATCGCCAGCTTATGTAAATGGAGTTCAAGTCCCTTTACAGACTTTAAAAGGTTCTTTTTTTAATCTTTGGCCAAACATTGTACAAAATATAGTGGTTGGAACAGGAGATGGAGGTACTACTTATACCCTGCAAGTTCCAATCATAGGTAATACTTCGCCTCCTAATCCTCCTTTACAAGGACTTTTAAGAGGTCACGTTGATATATCAGGCATAGTTGCTACAGGAGCTAACCAAGATCCACCGTCGGGAAATACATTGAATACTCTGATCCCTTCAACAAGCATTGACGCTGCAGTTTATATAACCACATTAGACGAGAATGGAAATAACGTTGTAGTTTCAGATTCAGGTCAATTCTTAGATAACGGCATTAGTTTCCCAAACTATGGTCTCCTGATGACACCAGGAACCGCTCCATTTGGATATTCAACCTTACCTGGTGGATACAGCACTGTAGCAGTGATCACAAACGTAACTCAAGCAAATCCTGCTGTTGTTACTGCTGCAAACGGCTTTCAGATTGGCCAGACAGTCCATATAGACGGTGTAAATGGTATGACTGAATTAAACGGGAATTCTTATATCATCACAGCATCTTCTCCCACTTCATTCACAATTAACGTAGACTCATCAGCTTTTACACCCTATACCTCATCAGGAAGTGCCTCGAGTCTAAATAATGTGATTAACTATTTGACAGGTGAAATACAGGTAACCTTCCCTGTTGCTATACCATCAGGTCAAAATATCAGTGTTCAGTGCTACTACTTCCAAACAGGATTACCTAGAGGTATGTTGTATTATAACAACACATTAACTCTTCGTAGCCCACCTGACAAACAATATTTGGTTGAAATAGATGCTTATCTTTCTCCTGCTGCATTCTTGAATACTGCAGCGGCAGTTCCTTTTGGATATATGTCCGAATATATAGCTCGTGGTGCTGCTAGAAAGATACTTTCAGATACTGGAGATATCGAACAATTCCAGTTCTATGAACCTTTATTCAGAGAACAGGAGCTGCTAGTTTGGAAACGCAGTCAAAGGCAATGGACTAACAATAGAACAGAAACAATCTATTCCCAAGGTTTTGGGCATGGTGTAAATGGTACAGGTTTCACCGGAGGAACTCTATGACTTTCACTTTCAATAATGCTATTCCTGCTAGTGGGAACAATCCCTCTGTGGATCAGCCTGGAATGCTTAGCAATAACATAAGTACCGCAAATATCATTAATGTTGATCATGTAGGTTTCAATCAATCTTCAGGTGGTAAACATAAAGTAATACGGGCTCGCTCTTTGCAAACACTAGGTATAGCATTGCCACCCGGTGTTTCAGGCGAAGGAAGCATCTATACAAGAACAGCAAGTGCAGTAACAAATCTCTTTTACCGTCCTGATGCGACAGCGAACGAATATCAGTTAACAAGAACAATAGCCGCTTCTTTTGCTACATTTGGTACAGATACCAATTATAATGGGAATAATATAGGTGGATGGACTTTTCTTCCAGGAGGCCTTCTTTTTCAATATGGATTTATAACACCAGTTGTTAATCAAGGAAATACAGCTATAGTTTATCCTGTTGCATTTTCTTCTGGCCCAGCATTTAGTCTTACTGTAAGCGCAGTAGTAACCTCATCATTGGGAGATCTAACATCTGCCATTAGAACAGGAACAAGCGGTAGTACTGGTTTCAGTATATCTACAAGCTCTTCTGGAAATGTTACTTCATTTTATTGGATGGCAATAGGTGTTTAATGCCTAATAAAATTGTCGTAGGGCCTATCAGTCGAGGATTACGTAAAGATGTTACAGCATTTAACATTGATAATGACAACTTTCCTACACTTATTAACGCCTACCAATGGCGCAGTCGTGTCAAGAGAAAAAGGGGCACATCGTTATTAGGTAGGTTATCTAGATATGTTGGAACTACTGATGTAGCTGGCAATCTAGTTGTTACAATTTTACCTATACCAATCGCTACTGCGAAAGCATCTTTTATTATTGATACAGATATCTTTGTTGATGGCGGAGGAGCTAACCCCGTTGCTTTAACAACAAATAGCTCTGGTACAGGTACCCTAAACAGGACTACAGGTGTTTTAACGATCACAGGATCTATTGCAAACACTGCCGTTATCTATTATCCTACACTACCGGTAATGGGTCTTGAAGATCTAATTTTAACAACGAATCAATATCCAGGAACCTTAGCCTTCGATACGGATTATTCTTACAACATAAGCACATCATTTCCATATACCATATATGACGTAAGCTTCTACAAGAATCCTCCGACAGGTACTTACACTAACTATGTTCAAAAAGCCACAGTCACTTCTACCTGGTGGAACGGTCAAGACTATCAGCAGTTCTGGACAGTAAATTATCAAGGAGCACTCTGGGCTACTAATGGCATTACTGTTCCTTTCAATACGACTAACATCGGTATGCAGTTCAAGGCTATAATCACTGTAACTGTTCTAACCCCTACTACCGCATCTTTACAGATAACAGGACATGGGTTAGTCGTTGGCGACTTTGTTTTCATCAATGAGGTTTCAACTACAACAGGAATTAACTTTCAAACTGGCTATGTGACAACTGTTACTGATGCCAATAACATTATTGTCACATTCCCTAATGCAACATTAGCCACAAATGGCACCGGTGGCATAGCTCAATACTTAACAAATCGCGCTGATTCCACTTTAGATGGTATCCGCTGGTATGACGGAGATCCTACTAATGGAAGTGCTACGGCTCCGGTATATAATGGCATGAAAGGATGGGTAAACTTTGCCCCTCCCCTTTCTCAGAGTGCTTATTCAATAGGGGATGCACCAGCAGCTATTTATTACTTAGTAGGCGCTAGGATAATACTGCCATTCAAAGATAGACTTTTGTTTATAGGACCTGTGATCCAGACATCATCAGTTGGTGCAATTCCAATATACCTACAAGACACTGTTATTTATAGCCAAAATGGTACACCGTATTATACTGCATCATTTACAGGCGATGTTGATTCTGCGACGACAGTATTTAATGAAATCCTTGTGCCAATAAATCAGACTGCTTCTGCTGCTGCATATTTCGAAGATGTCACGGGATTTGGTGGATTCATTCAGGCTGGTTTTGATGCTCCTATCTTAACAGCTTCGGCAAATTCCGATGTTCTTATCCTTGGTTTTGATGGAGGATTTCAAACACGTTTAGTTTATACGGGTAATGATGTCGTGCCTTTCAACTTCTTCACAGTTAATTCCGAGTTAGGATCATCAAGTACTTTCTCGGTTATTAATATGGAAGAAGGCGTTCTCACGCGAGGAAATCGTGGTTTTATCATTACTAATCAAACTGTTGCAAAAAGAATCGACCTAGATATACCAGATGAAGTCTTTCAGATCAGTTTGATTAATAATGGTGCAGAACGTGTTACAGCACAAAGAGACTTTATTAATGAATGGGTATATTTCACTTATCCAGCTGATCAAATAGAATATAAGTTTCCAAATCAGACCCTACAATATAACTACAGGGATAATTCTTGGGCTATATTCTATGAAAGCTATACTGCTTATGGGCAATTCCGAAAAAGCACAGGTTTCACTTGGGCTACAGTAGGAACTGTTTATCCTTCTTGGTCAGTTTGGAATGATCCCTGGAGTGCTGGCGTTAACACTCTTGAACAACCTGAAGTGATAGCAGGTAATCAGCAGGGCTTTGTTATGGTTCGAGATGACGGAACGGATGAAGGAACGTCATTATATATACAAGATATAACTTCAGGTGTGATAACTTCACCTGATTATAATCTAAATACTGGCGACTATATCATTATTTCAGGTGCACTCGGGACAATAGGGGCTCAAGTAAATAACAAAATATTCTCTATTCTAGCCCTAACCACAAACACCTTTTCCCTAAATCCTCCAATATCCACAGGCACTTATCTTGGTGGTGGGTATATTACGAGAATGTATATTCCTCTAATACAAACCAAACAGTTTCCTGTGGCTTGGGATATGGGTAGAAAGACGCGTATTGGCGTACAACAATACTTAATGTCCTTTACACCAAAAAGCCAAATTCAACTCTTGATATTTCTTAGTCAGAATTCGACAGGCGCATATAATTTAGGCCCTATAGAACCAGCCGCAGGATCTACTAACAATAGTTTGGTGTATAGCACTGTTCTTTACACGTGTCCTGAAAGCACTAATTTAGGACTTACACCAGCTAATATCAACTTGAATATGGTCACAAGTCCTGAGCAAGAACAGATTTGGCATCGAATAAGCACTTCTCTGCTTGGAGATACGATTCAACTAGGATTTAGCCTTTCCGATTCCCAAATGCGCTCTCTAGATATTTCAGGGTCATCATTCTCCATTACGGGTGTAACATTAGGAACAACGACGATAATAACTACAACTGGTGAATTTTCAGCAGGACAACTTGTTAGGATATCTGGAATTGTAGGCACTACAGAGCTAAATTATACGGAAGATGCAAATAACAACTACAGTGTACTTTCTTCCACTTCTACAGATGTAACCATTAACGTGGACTCTACGGCATTCACTGCTTATGATTCAGGTGGTTCAATTGTACAGGTTTCACCACTAAATCAATTCGCAGAAATTGAACTTCATGGATTCATCATTGATGTTTCACCAAGTATGGTCTTAGCATGAGTAGCAATATCGCTAATCAAGTGGCTTTCCTGCGGACAACATGGCAATTTCCTGAAGATATCTCGTCGTTAAAAGAAGAATTAGACCGCAGTTATCTCGAAACAGCCAGCTGCGTAAACGCTAGAATCATTGGGATTTTTACAGTCAATAAGCCTGCCATTAATGGCGAGTCGTGGTTTATAACAAAAAACCAAAAGCAACAAGGATTGCGACAAGTTTATGATGTGACAAGTACTTCACCAATAAACCATGGAATTAATTTCTCTAGAATATCTAGATTTACCCGAGCTTATGGCGCTTATACCGATGGAACTAATTGGTATGGATTTATATTCGGAAGCAATGTCGCTATCGCTGGCCAAATCTCATTCTATATAACGCCCACCCAGATAGTATTTCTTTCTGGTGGTGGTGAACCATCTTTAACTTTAGGAACGGTTGTTTTAGAATGGATAAGTTTTCCATAAGTATGTATTTTGAATTAAGAGGTGAACAATGACGTCATTGACTGGTAGCCGAGGACCAACCGGCGGAAATGTAGGCCCAACAGCATCGGCTAAATGGGCTGGGGATAAGATTCCTAGAGGCTATAAGATGGGACAAATAGCCCAATATACTCCTGAGCAATCTGAACTATTTTCGCAGTCCTTAGGTAATGCTGGTGAAGGTTCATATTTATCAAGGCTTGCAGGTGGAGATCAATCTCTATTTGATGAGATGGAGGCACCGGCTTTAAAGCAGTTCGCAGGTCTTCAAGGAAATCTAGCCTCGCGCTTTAGTGGTATGGGTTCAGGTGCTAGACGCTCTAGTGGATTTCAAAATACAGTAAATCAAGCTGCCACAGATTTCGCAGGACAACTTCAATCACAGCGTCAAGGCCTTCAAAGACAGGCTATAAGCGATTTACATACTATGAGCCAACAATTATTAAGCAATAGGCCATACGAACGCAGTTTAATCAAAAAGCAAGAAAGCCCTTGGGCTGGCTTGGTAGGACAGTTAGGTGGCGCCGTTCCAGGATTGATTACTTCTGCTTTGGGTGGAGGATCTCCTCAATCGGCTATACAAGGTGCCACAAGTATATTTGGTGGCGGTGGTGGCTGGGGAACTGCACCAGCTCATAATGCACCTTTAACACAAGGCTACAATCAAGAGCTTCGGATGAATCCAGCAGCTTACGGTTATTAGGAGATATATGGTACAGATAATCGACGAAAATAGACCTAGAAGCTTCGCACAAAGTATTGTAGGTGGCCTCACTGAAGGTGGTATAAATGCTATTCAAGGTCACCTGCAACAACAAAGAGCGCAGCAGCAGATGCAGCAAGAGAATGCTGCCTTAAGACAACTTACAGGCCAGGATTTCTCAGGTATTCAAGATCCTAAGACCAGACAAGAAGCTTTTAAACAAGCTTTCCAGACTAAGCAAGAGCAAGATTATCTTAATCAGGTCATGGGTGATAGAAGATCGACAGGAATGCAGCAATCTGGAGTTGATGAACTTCCTATGGATTCAGAAGATAGAATGGGCGCTTCTCAACGTTCAGGTGGTGGATTGGGCACCTTATCAGATGATAAATTACAGCAATTACTTGGTACGAAACGCTTTAAAGAACCAGCTAAAGCGGAAATTGACAGACGCAAACAAGAAAGACAAAAGAAAGAAGTCTTCCAAATCTACAAAGACGCTGGATTTTCTGATGAAGAATCCGCAGAAAGAGCCGAAACAAGTTCACCTGCAACAGCAAGGACTATCTTTCGTGAGAAAACAGAGAAGCCATTGTTTGAAGCCGAAGGAGAAAAACTAGAAGCTAAAAGAGTTTCCGAACTGGCTACAACTATTGAAAAAGACTTTGCTACAGCTCGCAATGAAGATGTCCGTCTTGATAGGATGGAAGAACTTTCCAAAAAAGACGAAGTCTCAACCCCGTTAATGATAGCATCGTTAGATAAAATTGGTCTTCCAATTGGTATTCTCTCTAACCCAGACACTGAAGAATACAGAAAACTTGAGACAGACTTTATCCGTGATGCTAGAGATATATTCCCAGGTGGGAGAATCACAAACTATGAGATTCAGAGTTATTTAAAAACCATTCCTACCCTGCTGAATAGCAAAGAAGGTCGTGCGGCAATCATTCGTAATCGTAAACTTTTAAACGAAGCTAAAAAAGTACGATATAAGGAATATAAGAGTATCCTTAAGGAAACTGGCGGTAAAAAACCGGCAAACATGAGCATTCTTCTTGAAGAAAGAACTGCTGACAAGATCATGGATATTGAAGATAAATTCCGTGAAGGTATTGATAATGTCTTGGATAAACACAGTCAAAAGATAAAGATGTATAGCCCAGATGGAAAAGCATATGAGATCCCTGCTCATTTAATTCCTCAAGCACAGCAACAAGGATTGATCTTCCAATGACACTCGATCTTAGCAAGTACATGATACAAGATTCGCTTCAAAGAGATCAGCCAACGCAACAACAAGCGCCCCTTAAACCTTTAGAGTTAGACAAATATTTGTCGCCTACAGAATCTACCGCTTTTGATACTTTTAAACGCCATGCAGCACGTACTGGATCTAGAATAGGTGAAACGGTCGTTGGATTTCCAGGTGACTTTGTTAAGTTCGTCCAATTTATGGCTGATAAACTTCCACATGTGCCCACTGGCAAGCCTAATGAACTACAAGAGCTAGGAAGAAAGGGTTTGGAGAAACTCCCTACCAGCGAGGATGTAAAGCAATTTTCTGAGCAATACACAAAAGGATACACAAAAGCCCAAGGACCTGGAGAAGAATTTAGCGATGAAATAGCTTCTTTAGCTGGAGCACTAGCTATCCCTGCTCGTGATCCAAGAAAGTTTGTATCTTTTCTTGGTGCATTAGGTAAAAACCTACCAAAGGCAGCAGTAAAAGCTGCCGCTGTCAAAGGAACTGGAGAAGTAGCAGAAAGTTATGGTGCAGGACCAAAGACTAAAACGGCTACTGAGATGGGAATGTTATTCCTGACTGGAATGATGGGCCAGAAAACAGCTGATCAGTACATTTCGGAGAA